TCCATTCATCAAATGTAAGTTTTATTGATGGGTGCTTCTTACAGAAGTTGTTGTAGTTTTCTTTGCTTGCAGATCTCCAATCTATTTTTACTCTCATTAGCTTCCAGCTGGGGCATTTGGTGCTTGTCCATCTATTCCGTTATCTGTTAAATCAGTTTTTAATGTGAAGTATGTAGAAAGTAGTTTCTGTGAAGTGAGCTCTAACACCTGCTTCTCTAGATATCCAGGTAGAGCGAATTCCTTATCAAGAGGGTTTTTACACCAATCTTCATCAGTAGGTCCTGTATCTCCACATCCACATTCAGGATACATAATCTCATTAGGAACATCTTGTTCAAAGAATGCTGATATTCTAATTGCTTGTAATAATGGATTGCTAACATATAGATAACCATTCATTATCCAATAGTATTCTTCCTTCTTGATGATAGGAAGTTTAAGTAGATTTACATATCTATTTATAGTTATTTCTTTTAGTTTCTTACCAGAACCACTCATTGCATTTATAGAATAAACACCTTGAATAACATATTGATAATTACCTTCAGATATGCGTGGAAGTTTAAATCTACTTCTAGCAACTGTGCAAGGATCTACATATTCACAACATTCAGAAATAGGAACTTCTACCATTTCCAAACAAGGAATGGTAGTAAACAATGTATTAGTAGCCCAGAGTTTTCTTAGATTAGTTTCTCTCTTTACTAGCAGTAATGTATTGTTTCTAATTTCAGATGCAATTACACGATCTGTAATTAATTCATCTGTAGAAAGCAACTTATGCGTTCCACGAATATCTGAAACTAATTTTCTTAATGTTGCCATGTTGTTTAAATTCTTGATTCAAATTCTCCTAGCTTTCCGTGCTTAGGATGATATATAAGCACAAGACCAGCTCTTACATTGTTAACATAGTTATTATCTAAATGCCATCTATCAGTTCCTGAAAGAGAAGGCATCTGTTGTATTCTTACACCTTTCACCTCTTTAGCCATATAGTGATGTTTATCGCCTGTATGGATTTCTCTATATTTAGCAGCACCAAAATCAAAACTATCCTTACCTGTAGCAAACAACAAAGGAAGCTCATCTATCTTACAGTTACCATGATGATAACCAATAAATGTACTTCCTAACACTACAGATTTAGTTGTTGAATGTTCTCTTTGGAAGCTAACATCAGTGTAAACACTAAAGAACACCTCAAGAGCATGTGCTAGGTAGAAAGACTTTGTTCTATCATGATTACCTTGAACTAGGATAACTTCTACGTGCTCACTCATAGCTCTTAGATAGTTAATAGCTGTAACTAGAAGATCAAACCCTGCTTCATACTCATTATCATATCCTGTAAGTACATCCTGAGGTGTACCTGCTGTAGTTTGATTCTGGTAGTTATCTGTGTGAAAAAAGTCATTTGATATAGGGAACACAATCGTGTTTATACTAAATGAGTTTCTCACCTTCTCTACAAGATTATAAACAGTTGTAAGATATTGCACCTTCTTATCTTCCATAGTTTCTCCTTCCAGAGTCTTTTTAGCTAAATGGAAGTCAGCTATGGAAACCTCAATATCCACTTCTTCATATCCCCTCTCATCATCAACCTTGCTTATATTTAAGATCTTTGGTTCATAGTTCTCTAGAAACTTAGCAAAGTCTTCTGGAGTGTAATCCTTTGGTTGTTTGAGAGTTGCAAACACTGAACTTGTAAACTTACCATTAGGCTTTTGTTTAGTCCAGTAGTTAGAAATCTTATACTTGTCTAGGTTTATCTTATGTAGTTTTGCTAGCTCAATATCATCCTTAGGCTCAAAACTTGTTTCAACTGTAGATTCTAATGTTCCTTTTTCATTGTTCACCTTCACAATCATCTCCTCTAGAACATCAATGTAATGTGCAACCTCAGCATCATCCCTCACTCTTTCTTTGTTTCTTAGCTCTTTTAATAACTCATCAATCACTTCTTCTGACACACCTAGCTTTTCAGCATAGACTTTTTTACCCTTCTTCCAGTGAAGCATTTGTTCTAACTGGGATAGTAAGCTTTCATTTACTGCCATATATAGTTTTTATTGGTTAAATTAGTATAAAGGTATGACTATATTTTATATATACCAAATCTTTTTAACTAATTTAATTATATAAGTTAATCAAATTCGTTATAAAATAAAAACTCCCAGGGTAGAAACCCTAGGAGCTACCCTGTAAAACCAACAAAACAGGATTTTTTATATTATAATGAACAACTTGATACGGAATCAATTGTTCCAAGACCATCTATTACAGTGAAGCAATCTGAAAGATCAGAATAATATCCATTAACAGCAGGAATTGTTAGTCCTGAATCAGTGTATAAAACAGAAGCTGCACCTAATACAGGATCTGCACTATAGTATGTTGAAGTTGATATTCCTAAACAAGCATTTGCACAACTAATAGCATCGTATGTTAATTCAAATGAATATGATGGAATAGCTGTTGTAGTAGTGGTAGTAGTACAATCAAGATCAGAAGCACAAGGAAGAGTTCCTCCTGTTACGGTTAATGAACCATCACCATCTGAATAAATGAACGAATCTTGTTGAGCACAAATATTTACATCAAAGTTTGATAGTTTAAAGAATTGAGGAACACCATCGCAATCTATCCAATCTACTCTGTATTCACCTATTCCTGTTAAGTTGTAGCAGAAGCAAGGAATCTTTGTAGTGGTTGTAAATGGTGGAACAGGAGGTTCTGTAGAAGTGGTAGTAGTTGTAACATTCACTGTAAGATCTATGTAGTTTTTACAAACACTATTAGACATAACTCTTATAACGGTAGTTCCATCAGGAACAGCATATGATGTATACCCCATCAAAAGATCTATTTTTGCAACTCCCACCTCAAATGCTGATGTAAATCCATCAACATTTGAATACAAATTGAAAGGTCCTGTGTCTCCTCCAGCTGTAGATAATGTAATTAATAAAGTCATATGTTGTTTGGTTTTATGCTAGAGTTATTAGTATTTGTCTTGATCCAGTTATTCTGTAAAGACATCCTGCAGGAAGTGCTGCATCAGCAGCTGCATCACTAGCGTATACAGGAAGATTTGTTAATCTAAATTGCTGATTTACAAACTCTGAAGGACCTTGGAACTGATTCTGATCATTTGCTCCAAGCTGTTTAATTGCATAAGCATCTGTAATTGTACCAGCACCAGCAGTACCATCTATAAAAGCTCTTTGGTTTTCTATCTGTACTCCTACAGATTCTGTAATTACACCATCATATCCAAATAATGAATTAGGAACAGGAGACATAGCCCTGTATGTAATCACCTTATCAAGATTACCACTAGCTCCACCTGCAGAAACTTTTGAGAATGTAACTTGTGCAGCACTTGCTGAAGGATTACCACCTGATACAGTTCTAGCAGTAGCAAATTGGAAATAGCTAAATGTACCTGTATAAAGATATGTAGAAGTTAATGTTTGAGTACCAGTGCTTGCAAAGTTAAATAGTATTCTTCCTTCAGATCCATAATAAGCACTTGTACCTGTAGAAAATGCCCCAGCAGTTGTTAGCTCTAGAGCTGAATCTGAAGCACCAATTCTAGATCTTGTAGCATTAGCAAGTCCTATTTTATATACACTTAATATTCTGTCTGGTCCTGTTGTATCAGTTGATAGAGTGGGAGTTGCACCAATACCTACATTCTTAGCAAGATAGGTTTGTTGTTGAACTGATAAATTAGCATCAACATTTAGTCTATCGTTTCCTGTAGTTGGGTTTGCTGTACGAGTACCAGGCAACATTGTAATAGCAGTATCTTGACCACTAAAAACAAGATTGTATGTAGCAAGTCCAACAGTAGTAGCTGCTACTAAAGGTCCACCTAATTGAATATTATTTCCAATTTTTGTAAGACCATTGTTTGCTGTAATATTACCAAGAAGTGTAGCAACTGCAGTTCTTCTTGTTACATCAGTACCATCTTGTGTAATTACGTACACTGGAGAATTATCTGTAACAAGACCTGCAAACTTCAATGTGTTTGTAGCATCAGCTGTTACTGTTGTAGGAGTTACAAGAGCTCCTCCAAGTTGAATATTATTTGCTGTTTTTGTCAATCCATTATTAGCAGTGTTTGCTAATGTAGCTAAAGTGGCTTTCTTTAGAAGTCCTGTTGTATTATCAATAGATACAATATAATTTGGATTTGAATCTGTAGCAAGATTAAATATAGAAAGCGTGTTTGCACCAGAAATTACAATTTGTGTAGGAGAGGAAAGTGTACCACCTAATTGAATATCACTACCCACCTTGTTAAGGCCATTACTAGCTGTAACATTTGCTACAGTACCTAAAGGAGTTTTTCTTATTAGTCCACCAGTCTCTGTAAGGAGAAATGTTGGGGAACTGTCTGTTGACAATCCTGTTATAGAGAACGTGTTTGATCCATTTACACCAATTGTAGTTGGTACAACAAGATTACCACCAAGTCTAATATTGTTTAAAGTTTTGGTAAGACCATTATCAGCAGTTACATCACTAACTATAGCAGATGCTAAAGTTTTTCTAACTACACCAAGACTTGTTTCTGTAAGAATATAGTCTGGAGTTGGATCTATTACAAGACCAGTGATAGAAAGTGTATTTGTTGAACTAGTTGAAATCACTGTGCTCTGTACAAGTGGTCCACCGAGCTGAATGTTATTAAGAGTCTTTGTAAGACCGTTATTAGCAGTAACAGTAAAACCAGGAGTATTACAAATTGACTCATCAATTTTCTGAAGAGCTACACAAAGAGTGTCACAAGATTCTACACCTGTGCATGGAAGATTTGGTCCAGAATATACAACACCATCACAGCCAATTCTACTATTAGGATTGCAAGGATCATTTCCACATCCAGAGTAAACTATTTCTGAATTATAACAAGGAGTTCCAGGAGAACAAGACATATTATTATTATTTATAAGATTAAGGAATGTACATTATATAATAGCAAGCGATTGCTGGTTGATTGTTAGCATGAGGAAGACCACCACCTTCTTCTGCGTTTGTTACAAAAACATTTTGACCTACACCTGTTCCTTTTAATCCTGTTACACTACTTTGAGTTTGTAAAGTGGACATTGCGTAAGTGGTAACTTCTCTTTCACTACTAGAAAATTGAGCTCTATTATTAGTAATTCTAGTTTCATAATTATGTTGATGACCAGGATCATTAATTGTAACTGTAGAAATATGTGTATGTGAAGGTATTTGTGGTTTACTTAATGTAACACTGTTTACTCCTGCTTTTGTAAACAAATTATATGTTGGATTAAATCCTCCAGGTGCAACAGCAGCATCCATTGGTGAAGGACTAGGTATTGATGTAGCACCTACAGGAACACGTCCTCTTTTATCAGGAGTTCCATTTTCACCGTTACATAGATAGATTTTTTCCCAATCATTAAATCCTGCACCTGTACTATCAAAATACTCAAGAGAACCATAGTATTCAACTGCAGTGTTAGGAACCATCTTAGTGTAATATTTACCAGAATCACCAGGAGTGTTTTGGTTAATACACTCTATAATGAGAGTACATAGGTCTGATAGTTTCACATAGTTTGTAGAAAGATCTATAGCTAGTGCAGAAAGGTCTGATTCAATTCCACACACCTTTGTAATTATAGCTTGAACAACTTCGTGTGTATTAGAATTACTATTTATATCTGTAAAACACCCTGTACCATACGGAGCTTCTATAATATCAATTCTATCATTTGTAGCATTGATTTGTTCCTGTAAATCACAAGCTGCTTGAATAAGAGCATTGAAAATATCTACAGCAGTGAGATCTCCACACGTAGGAAGATATTGTTGAACTAGAGTACAGATGGTTGTTGTTGCAGGAATATTTATCTTAATTCCTGTACCATCTAAAGTGGAAGTCAAGAATGTTATCAAAGCTTGCTCTACATAAGATAGAGAGTCACCTTTCTTTATACCAAGAACAGGAATA